CCATCTCTATTAGAATCTGTATCTTTTGTAGTATCAATTGTTCCGTCCTTGTCCATAATAGTATTAAGGAATGGTTCATACTCCAATAATTCAGATTTAAACATATTGTTCCAATACGGCATATTGATTAGCAACCAATTTTCTAAATGGAATTTAAAAAGTTCAAATACTTCAAAACCAATATCAGTAAAATAAAATCTTCTAATAATATTCGTTTCAAATTCTTTTTTCTTATTATCATCAAAGAAAGGGTAATAGAAATCAAATAACTTAGGTCTTCCAATTTCAATTTTTTCACGAGTTGAAAGTGGTTTTACTTCATATTGACTAAAATGTTCAATATATCTTCTAAGCTGTACGGTTTCCAGACTCATTTTGTCCACCACCTTCATAAATATTACTCATGAATTCATCTATTACATCGTGTCTGATAGAAACAGATACATCCAAACCATATAAACGATTAATACGGTCACAAGCTTCTTCACGAGACTTTAACATGATGTTTGCACTTGCATTAATTTGTTCGTCATTAGATGAAACTTCATCAGTAACCATACGTTCTTTCTTTTCAAGATTTGCATTCTTAATTCCTAAGAACGTCATAACCTCATTCCAAACCGCATTCTTTTGTGTATTCAGTTTATCGACAACATACGGTGCATCCGTCTTATGAACTTTTAATGATTCTGGGTCAAAATTCTTATTCACCATAATAACAGGTGAATTACCGTCATATTTATTGTAAATATTCTTCATAGAAAATTGATTATTATCATCAGCCGTTAATAAAACAGGTGTCTTTTGTGCGTTTTGGTTTATTCTTATAATCTCTTTCAATTCCGCTAAATCTTTCGCAAACATATTTAAACTTGGAATAGTAGGAATTAATAAATCATTATTAAAAATAACAATACCTTGGTCTTCTTTATGAAGTGTAAAACCCCCATCTTCATGAAATTCTTTAAACTCCCCTTTTGTATCACCATAGTAATAAATAGGAAAATCAGCTTCATATCCTGGTGACTTCCCGTGAAATCTTGTAGACATTAAATAATGATTTACATCACCACTCATTGCACCCTGTATTGCAAGATGTCCTAATTTCGCATCTTTATAAAATCCAACATAACCGTATGTATGTAGACTCATTTCTAAATAACGTTCATCTACTGTTTCTGGTAAACCGTCCCATTTAAATAACTGGAAAGCTAGGAAGTTTAGATATTTATAATAATGGTGATAATAACTATTTCCCACATGATTCTCAATCATATTAGGATTCAAGAAGTCACTTCTATTCATCATTTGCATTATATCACCTCATTACTTAAAGAATAATTTCCTACATCATCGGTATGCCATAACGTTATACCGTTATCAAAGACCGCTTTCAATTCGTTTAGGTCTTCATTGTTAAAGTCACCAACAATATTACATGATGTAGTTTGTACATAGTTCCAATTTTGCCTTGTATGGAAGTTTGGTATTTTTACTTCATTAACCTTATACCCAAACATATTAAAGAAATGTTCTAGCTTTCTACGATATTCTGGTTTTAAGGTTTTCTTGATAAACGTTACACCGTCATAACGATGACCATAGTCATAAGCTGTATTTGAACCTTGTTTTGTAATCTGATTTGGCATATTACGTATATCTTGTTGTTTGGCTTCTAATGATTGTAATTGTAGTACGGTATTCCCTGCACCTTTTACAACATCAGCTACACCAGATACAGCATTCACACCCATACTAATTGGATTTTTACTACTAGCAATTCCGCCAGCCGCACCAACTGCACTTTGTACCATTCCCATTCCACCATTAAACATAATACTATTCTTTTGATTCTCAATACTGTTTTTATTTCCTTGTAAATAAGCGGCTAATAAATCAGTGATAACAGGGATGTCTTGCGGGTTACTATCAATAATCGCATATTGATTATCTTGATGGTTCGTCATAGTAGCCTTATCATTATACTTTTGTAATCCATAGGAAACCTTATTTGAAAGACCAATAGAACCTTTCATATTCAATAACAAATTAGAGTCTTGAATGTTTTCTAGTTTATAATCTGTTCTATTTCCTTTAAAATCATCTAGTGTTAAAACTGTATAAGGATACATATATAACTTACTTTCTTTGTAACTTGGTAAGTTCGCATACTTATTACCTAAATCAAAAGTTTCTGTCATATAACGTTTTAAATCTTTCACATATAAACATGAAACATCTGCCCCGATTTCAGCACCTTCAAATTTTTGGTCTTTTTCAGTAAATTTAATTCGTGTAAATGATTCACCGCCACCGCTAATGGTAAAGGGACAACCAATTGAATTCGTGAGATAAATTGCTGATATATTACCAGTCGCTTTATCATCTTCATAAATCTTACTAAAAAGTTTTTCTGGTTCACTCATTGCAATTTCATCACCATCATCCTTTAACCATATTAAGCCCTCACCATCTAAAAAGATGGGAAGGACATAATAAGATAATGGTTGTGCAATACCGTTGTAAGATGCAATATGTTTATCTTTACTTGAACCATGAATTTGTTGTTTTGCTACGATTACAATGAATTTAACTCCATTATTAGGTACGTAGTGGTTCACATATACATCATCATATTCAAGACCATAATTTAAACCTTCATCAACGGTATTAATTACAGGTGACCCGTCCGCATTCCATAAAGGAGTGTGTTCACGAACAACGAAAGACGGTTTAAACGTGTAGTTCTTTAACCAAGTTTGAAGTACATCTAATTCGAAATATACAAACGTTACGTTCTGGTTTTTTCTTTCCAGTTTGGTTACAAAGGCATAAAACCATTTGCTATTATAGTGTGTGTTTTGAAACATTAAATAATTGGTTTCCAGTAGTAAGTCAATTGGTGCATTTACGGAAATATACCCTTTGCCCTCATCACGTACAAACGTTGCACTTGTCATTGTATGTACTATCTTTTGATTTATAAAATAACTGTATTGTTCATCAGTATTCGAAAACCATCTTGTATTTTTATAATCATTACTAAACGGTACACCTGTTAAAAATTTAATATTTGAACCGCTTAATGGTAAAGTTGCCATGAACTCACCTCCTAAACT